TTGCTCAGTCAAATCAAACAAGTTACGTCATGAAAGGTTCAAGATACTACAAAAATTTAGACTTCAGCAAGCCAGTAGGGACTCATCGCTATGTTGATAACATCAAAGACCGTAGACAATTAGCAAAGGTTTGCCTCGTGGCTATGGCTCGTATCAATCAAGCCGAACAGGGTACAATCACAGAACCCTATGAATTGGCTTCCTCTACAATGAAAGACGGACGTACACTCATTCAAACTATCTACGAGGATGGTTATGTAATGTATAATGACGGATGGTTCATTGTCGAATGCGATGAAGACGGGACACTTTACGTTGATGTAACAGGTATAGCAACTCGAGAATGTCCGGAGTACGAAAACATGGAATATATCATGGACGCTTCCTGTCGCGAGGCTCACGAAGAGTGCCTCAAGGCTTTGGCTGAGTACGAAACCAATTAAATATAGATAGTTATGGATAGAAATGTAAAGCAGTTGGAGTATGTATCTCCTGAAATCAAGTACAAGAATGGTCCGATGGATACCTTTGTTCACGTGGACTTCATTCACCGTTGGTTCGGTGTTATTGATACCAAGAAAATGGTGAAGTACGGTGCTCATGCCAATGTGGTATTCGGGACTGACAAACGACAGTACACGTTTCGTGAGGGTTGGCTGATAGGATTCAGAAGGATTCCTGAGTCAGAGGCTCGTGTGATAGTACAGAATGAGAAGAGCGACACGTGGGTTCTCCGTCGTGATTGGGCAAAGGTCTTCGAAAAGATGACTCCTCAGAAGGCAGCGGACTTCAAGATAACTTCCTATAAGGACGTTCTTGATGAAATGGCTGAATACTTTATGGACGGTGATACCTTTAAGAGTGCCACGTTCCTGTGTAAAATCGAAGAAACAAACAAGGCATGATAGCAATCAGCGACAAATTAAGACATCAGGTCATGAAACTGGCTGAGCAGTACGAGAAGCCTGAATTCATCACTGACGACCCTGTACAGTTCCCCAGACGGTTCGGATACAAGTGTTCTCAGGAGATAGTAGGCTTCATCGCTGCTTGGTTAGCGTATGGGAATCGGAAAGCCATCCTCTCTACCTGTGAGAAACTATGTAAGGAGATGGAGCATCTGACTCCCTATATGTATATCAAGAACATGGGTTGGCGAAAGTACATTGACTCGGAGGAACCTCTGTACCGTTTCTTCAAGGAGAAGGACTTCGCTGACCTGTGTCGTGCGCTCAAGGAGATTTACGATAACAACGAAGATATGGAAGAGGCTCTGTCTAAGAACTATACTCGTACGATGGGAGCCACAGATTATCTCGATGCGCTGATAAGCCTGTTCCCTGGAGTGAAAGGTATCCCCCAGGATTCGAAGTCTGCCTGTAAGCGATTGAATATGTTCCTACGATGGATGTGCCGTCGAAACAGTCCTGTGGATTTAGGTATCTGGAGTTTCATTCCCCAGTCGTCCCTACTCATTCCGCTTGACACTCACGTCGCAACCGTTGGTCGTCAATTGGGTCTCATAACGGGCAAAGGTGATAGCATGAATACAGTGCTTGAACTTACTACGAATTGCCGTAATGTCTATCCGTTAGACCCCTGTAAATGTGATTATGCCCTGTTTGGGTACGGTGTAAACAATAAAACCAAGAAAGAATCATGAAGAAACTATTGAGGAAACTGTTCCTATACTTATTCAAGGAAGATTTTCAAAGGATGAAAGCGTTGGAGAGGGACTTGGAAGGGTTAATTCATCGCCAGAAATGTGCGACCTCTTTGGCTGAGGTTCGTGCTGAACGTATCAGAAAACTTCTGGGGAACATCGATGTTTCGGTCGATGTTCATCACCATTCAGGCTCATGGGCTGTCGTGTCCTTACAGGGTGGAAAGACGGACTATATTAAATTCGTTGACCTCGACCAAAGAAGCATTAGGGAGATTTCTGCTTTCCTACGACAGTTTGACAGGCAGAATGTTAAGATTGACGCCAACCCCTTTGATAGAAAAATGTTGAACGAAGAAATTTATCAGATATGAAAAGATTGATGATTATTACAGCCGTGTTTGCACTCCTACTTACAGGGTGCGGCACACGTGTCAGTCATGACACACTCATAGAACTGTCGGTGAGTTCTATCACCGAGTATCAGAACAGATTGAATGCTATTTATCCAAAGGATTTACAAGTGTCAATCAATGAACTTGCTCAAAAGGAAGGTCTTGAAACTCGTGTTGCTACTTCTGAATACAGCGGAAAGGAGTATCAATACTCAAGAGTCTATCTTGATGATGGGACTAAATATTCAATTTCAGCGACAGACCACGGGGACTTCTTTTGGGTTCTTATAACGATAACCAACTCCAAGGATAATACAATCCCCCGAAAGATGTGTGAACGTATCCGCTCGCTCGCATTTGAGAGAGGCTTGACGCTGTCACGCAATAAACTCTCAGACAAAATTACGGGAGGGAATCTTATGGTGAGTGATATGCTGAATGGAGTTGTAATAAGTATAGAGCATGACTAAGATAGGTATCATCGGAGCCGGAACAGGGACACTTCCTTCAGAAGTTCTTAGGATGGCTGAGGAAGCGAATGTTGAAATTGTGGAACTTGACAAGGATTTCTCTCCTACTGACATTCCTCAATTCGAAAACAGGGTGTACACTATTCAGCCACGACCTGAAATTCCTCATATCCAATGGTGCGAGCCTGTACGGTTTGGAAAGGGTGGTTCGAAACATGGTAGGAGTGAGAAGCAAATCCGCAAGGACAGGAAGAAAAGAAAGATTAATATTCGTGGAGTTCTAATCGAACTCCTCGGATTCCGCGTATAATTATCAAACATTTTAAACAAAAGATTATGGACATTACAAAGAAGAAAGTCATCTTCATCGACATGGACGGTACGCTTATTGATACCGTCTCCGGGAATACCTTTCCGGAAGGAGTTTGGGACATGAAACTGAAAATGGAGGTTTTTGCGCAACTCAAGAAACTTCATCCACAGGCTGTTCTCATTGTATCTAATCAGGGTGGAATTGAACTGGGGCACGTTCATCCCGCTATGTTCCAACCGAAATTCATCTATGTCATTGCGTGTCTTCAATCGTACATCGGTTTGAATACGCTTGTTGCCGGACAGTTCTGTCCCTACAATGACAAGAAGCATCCGAAACGTAAACCCAATCCGGGAATGCTTGAGGACATGCTGGCTGAGTTCACTCACAATACAGGTATCACAATCGCAAAGGAAGACTGTCTCATGATAGGGGATGCCTCTGGTCTGGAAGGACAGTTCAGCGACAGCGACCTCAAGACGGCTGAGAACTTCGGGTGTGATTATCTCGACGTAACAGAGTTCACCAACATGGAACTCCCTGAGCCTCTATTTAAGGTCATTCGCCTGTCGGATGGTGAAGTTGTAAAGGATAAGGACGATAATCCCTTACAGAACCTTACAGAGAGCGAAGCAACCGACAAAGTGGTATTCCTTATGGAAGCGAACCCCAAACCACAGGAGCAGTTCACATACGTGCCTATGCTGTGGGAAGTCCCTCACGAGCCAGAACAGGCTCCTCAACCGAAAGAAAAGATTATTCACATGAATCCTAAAAAGCAATAGACATGGCAATTATTGATAAAGACACCCGTATGACGGTTGCCACACGGCTGGCAAACCTCAATTACAAAGAACAGATGGACTCGTCACTGGCGAAGTTAAATGAACTGTTCGAAAAGTACATTATCGGAAAAACTCCGGACGATGTACTGAAGTGTTTCAAGGCACATAAAAAGTTCTTCATTCGTTGTAATGAACCATCGCTGTCATCTTACAACCTCCCGAAGACGTTCTTTCCTGAAGACTGGGGAGGTAGAGGTTTTTACATTCACCTCAAGTTTACTCAGGAACTTCCTATTGCTGACGAAAAGGTTGAAGACATCGCCAAGAAACTTTCTGAAGACCATCCTATCGTTCAGCAAATCAAGGAACATCTCCTTCTCGAGCGAAACCGTTACTTCATGGAAAAGCGTCTGAAGTGTATGATGGAAACAACCCGTTTCACTCCGGAACGTCTGAAGAACGAATTCCCTGAGGCATATCTCATCTATATGGATGTTATAACAGCCGACTGGAATGAAAAGCGTGATGACGCAAAGAAACCTGCTTCGAACCTGTGTGACACTATCGAGAATATCCGTGCGACGCTGAAACCTAACTTAAAGGAGGCATTGAAACATGATAAAGAAGAGGAATAAATTGGGGTGGTTCCTGAGGTGGTATTACAGCCACCTCCTCTTTGCTGCTCAATACGTGTCTTTTAAAGACGCTGGGCTTGAGGAACTGTTCTGGAACATCGTTACGTGGTATCACTTCTTCCGTCACTTTGAAGAGTTTACCTGTAAGATTCAGTGGTATGTTTCAAAGGATATGGTTGCCTACATTTTCATTCGAAACCTTGCAGATTGGTCAACAAAATCCATTTGTTTCAATGATAAGCCGTGTCCGTTGGTACAGGTAACTGAGAATCTTGACTGTTACAAACAGGTGGACGGAGCGATTTATGAGATTTCCAATGGAAGTCCAGTCGAATAGCGTTTATTCAGTACATTCATTTTAAATCGAAAGATATGTTGATATTCATCAAATCATGGATTACTCCCCCACAGGACAGTCCTTCAAAGGAATCACTCGTAGAGGTTCAGAAAGCCTACCGAGTTGAGAACATTAAAGAGGTGAGCGAAGTGAACGCTCTTACGAACCCCAAGGGGAAGTTTCGCTTCTCCATTCTATTAGTTACGGGCGAAAGGCTTTACTCCTCCTTATACGGAACAAAAGAAGAAGCCGAGATGGCACAGGTATCCGCCATCACCGTTCTGAATGCGATTGAACTGTACTTCGAACGTTTCAAGCATGTGCCGGAACACCACGCAACCCCTGTAATGTTTCAGGCTCCTGATGCAAAACAGAAGAAGTTGGTTCCGGGAAAGATATCGATGTTCGATACACCCGTTTACACAATTCAAATTTAATCACCTAAATAATTTAGACTTATGAAAGTAGTTTATAATTTCATCTATTCCGACTCAGAAGGAAAGATTCAAGAATTCAAAATGCCTGTGGGTATCACAGAAGACATCGATGCTGATACAATGTATGACCTCTGCGTATCGTATCTTGAAGTTGGCAAGGTAAAGGGCACACCTCTTCATGCAATATCAACCTCCGGCAAGTATCCGAACTATTGCTTCACCTCAACCGCTTGTGATGCTGAATGCAAGGCTTGCCGTTCGAAGAAACTCAACGGAAAGAGCGCACAGGCTTATGAGCCTCAGTCTCTTGAAGGGAAGAAGATTTACATCTACGAAGGCAAGTTCGGAAAGGTTGGAGCGTTCAGCCGACGCATCATTCAAAAATCCTACCTTTTGCCCGCACCAGCACTCCTCACCGACAATCTGATTGGCGACTTCAAAGCAGCCATGATTAAGGAAAAGGACGGTATGGGTTGGGAATTGTTAGGAATCACTCTGGTTCACGAACTCGACCCACAGGGTATGACAGACAAGGAGATTGAACAGTACGTCAAGACTCCGGAAGGAAACCTGTTTCAGCCTGACTCCGAGGAAAAACTTCCTGAGGAGAAAATGATTTGGGCTCGCATCAGCGATGAGAACGAAGACCGCACCGCTTGGGTTCCGGCTCTGGTTCGTGGTGAACAGGTATTGAGCGCAGTCGGTGAACTTGACAGTCCGGACAATCCTGAGGACACCCGTGAATTCATCGACTGTCCTATTCCGGGATATCGTGTCGTGAAAGACGATACTGACCCGAAGGAACTTGGTCTGGCTCGTATAGCCTGTGCAGTATATCCGCTCGACAGAAATGACAAGCGTGAAGAACCGTTCCTGTATATCAACGAATTCATCATTCCGGTAGGATTGAACAACAAAGAAGCCGTGAAATATCTTATGGCGTTGGCTCAGAAGTTCATCAAAGGGAATTGTGAGATTGAGCCTCTCTATTGGGAGTACCTGTCTTTTCTGAACGGTGAGAAATTAGCGACGGCTCACATTCTTGACCAGAATATGAAGCCAGCCGACCTCGCCACTCCTCACTTCCTTGTTTCCTATACGGTCAACGAAGAAGAGGGTCGTGAATATACGTGTGTCGTTCGTTACCCTGAACGCATCACTTCACCCATTATGGCTATTCCGGCTGGTGCGTATGTTGAAAAGAAACTCAAGAAGTATTTCGGTGATAAAGCAAGTATCACACAAATGGATTACTTCGATGACGTGGTATCAAGCCTTGCGGTCATCTTATAAGGCTCTACACGGCAATCAAAGGTGTGCTCCGGACAATTTGTTCGGGGCATACTTATAACTTCCTAAATCGGCTATAATTGACGTCAATAGCATAAATAATTTCGTTTCAATCATTAAAAGTAAAATTATGAAGAAAGATTTTCTTACTATCACTCCCGAGTCTGGGGGGGGGGTACGGCTTCAGTAAGTGCCGTTGCTGACCCTAATCTTCTTGCAAAAGAACGTTCTACAACCATCAATTTCTCCGCCACAGGGGGGGGGTCTGAGTAGAGCCGTAACTGCTATCCAAGACCCTGCTTTCGTTTACCACATCTTATCCAACCTGTGTAATTTTGAAGACTCCGCCAATTCTGGTTACAAAGTTGAGAACGGGATATTTGTTATTCCTCTTCAATGGCAGGACACTCATTTCGAATTAAAGGTATTCAATCCATTCTCCGTAATTACAAGCGTCACGGCAAAGTATTCTGATGAGTTTGGTATTGGAGAATCCTTAGGAGATGATACCTTTTCAAAGGATGGTCTTGTTTGGATTCCTAACAAACTCGAAAGTTGGCGAAACGAACTTCCAAATGAACCATCAACTATGAAAGTTGAACTATACTTCAACGGAACATTGGCTGTTAGATTTTCCAAGTAGCATGGTATTCTGTTAAATCTTTGAGAGTCCCGGAAGAAATTCCGGGATTTTCTTTGGAATCTCATTTCTTCCCATTATCTTTGTACTGTCAAACTTAAAACAGTAAATCAATGGGACAATTAACATTCAAATCCGGCAGTAGTTATTCAGCCTCTTGGGAAGTCAGAAATACTACATTGTGTGCGATGGAAAATCAGGTGAAGGAACTCACTTCACTAATCAATGAACTTTACGAGGCTCGGGAAGAAATCCCAACAGCCTGTACAACGGAAAAAGACGAAGCCGACTATCAGATAAAACTTCTGAAGACTTCAATCGACAATCTGAACAAATTTATAACACTCCATAGAACCGCTTTAAACAAGAGCATCGAAGACGCTGTCAAATGGTACGGTCAAACGGCTCCTGAATGGTTCACTAAATAATCAAGGACTATGACAAAGAAGATAAAATTCACATCGAAGAAGAACCCGAAGCCGTCAAAGTTAGCACGTGCGGGTGGTGACGTTCAAACCTCGTCAATTTACTATCAGGGAGAGCGTATAGGCTCGGTCGAGGGGAATACTCGTATAATACTGATATGCGACCCCAAACCTGTTTATTTGAGACTAAAAGAACCCCAAGACCACAGGTATGCAGTAAACTGGGTCAAAGAACACGCTCAATGGATATGGGACAACTATAATCTTCGAATTGAATCACAACTTAAAGAAAAGGAATCATGATAGCACCTATTGAAATCAATCGAGTAACGGTAAAGGGTGGAGCCGGAATGCCCACGTCAGAATATGCACAGTTAGTTTACAAGGGTGAGGAAATAGGCTTCATCAGTGAACAGGGTATCTTCCTAAAGATGTGGCATCCGGAACTGAAAGCCGGAGTCTTTCAAAACATCAACACTTTCAACGATAAGTCTTTCACACAGAAATGCAAACTTGTCGAAAAGAACTGGGATGCCATCTATGACCGTTATACTACTATCATCAGAGGAAAATGAATTCTCTTTGTTGTGTTTTCATATTTTGATTTATTGTTTGACGACAGGGAAGAGCGGAGCCGAAAACTCCGCTCTTCTTGTTGAAACCTGTG